ATCAAAAATGCGTAAAAAGTAGGTTCATTTTCAGCAGAATGTGCCTCTTTTTTATTCAAAAGTACGCAAGTATCTGCTAATTCTGCACCTGCTTGTAAGATATATTCCTTTATGCTCTTCAAAGTATAGCCAGAATCGCAAATATCATCAACAATTAACACTTTTAGACCACGATATTTACCAAAATTAGCATACTGAATGTCTAACTCACCAGTAGATTTTGTATTAACATAACTTGATACTTTAACGAAATCTACATTAACGTCTAATCCTTTTGTTAAATCAGAAAAGAACATATATGCGCCATTAAGTACACATATAACGTAGTCATACTTCTGATTCTTGATTAGTTTTTGTAAGTTTTCAATCTTTTTAGCAATTTGTTCTTCAGTAATTATTTTGCGCATAATTTAGCTCTATCTTCTTTAGTTAAAATTCGTTGATTTTTACTTCCTCGAAACTTCAACGTTAAATCCTTTTGTGCCTCACAAAAAGGTCCGTCGATTAGAACATCGACGTTATCAAGAATGTAATTAGTAGTACCTTGAATATATTTACGTTGTCTCATTAACAAATCTCGTTCATACACATAACCTGTATACATCCAAATTGTTTTGTTAGGACATTCTTGTTTGAATTTTTTGATGAATGCATGTAATGCTAATTGGTTTTCTTGCTCCATTGGATCACCACCTAAGATAGTCAATCCAGAGATATAAGATTTCTTACATGCTTCAATAATTTCATTTTCTTCAATTGCAGTAAAAGGTTGTCCATAATTGAAGTCCCAAGTTACTTCTGAGAAACAACCTTTGCAATGATTTCTGCAACCAGATACAAATAAGCTGACGCGAACGCCTTCGCCGTCAGCTGTATCTACAAATTTAATGTTTCCGATAATTCATAAAATCAAATATAATAATTTATAAGCAATTGAAAACTAGTAGTAAGGATCGTAGTCATCATCACGGTCATTTTCGTAATAGTACTTATATTGACCTGTCATTGTGATTTCAACGCTTGTATCAGTTACATCTTCACTATCATTATCACCATCATATTCGATTTCCAATGCTGCTTCTGTTGAACAAATATCAGGAATCAAGTCGAAAATTTCATCGTCAGTTTTACCTGCAAAAACTTCTTTTGGAATAGAAACATTCAAATTACATTTGACGTATGCAGTATAGTGATAATAATCACGTCCTTCATCAACATCTTCATCTGTAACTTCAACAACTGTACCTGTTACTGTAGCACCTGGATAGTCTTGCTGAAGAGCTTCTTGAAATACTGCTGCATCTTTTTCTACAACAAATTTTGCTTCTTTCTCAGCTTCACTCATTTCACGTTCTGTATCTGGACCTTCAGATGGATAATAGAATGAAGCATAAGTTGACGGATCTCTAAATTCGCTTTCTGAAAATAACATAACAACCTCGTTAATTTTTAATATTTATACAAAAAATCCCGCATAGCAATATGCAGGATTTTGTGAGTTAACAACGCGATAACTTATAGATGTTTAACTCGATCGTCTACTAACATGTAACATCTATGAGTATAACATACTCGTTATTGCTACCAAAATGTGAAGTATTTGTCAATGTTTCTACGATGTAATCTTTATATTTTTCAGTTTCGTCAACAACAAACAAATATTTTGAACATTTATGTTTTTCTATACACAAGTCAATCCATTCATCACAAGTTTTTTCGACTTCATCGTTATCCTTATTCCAATGTTCTTTTCCTCCGTATGGCGGACAAGTAAATAATGCAGCATGTTCGTATGTTCGCGTTTGCGCAAATATTAAATCTTCTGTTTCTACAGTAGCAATTTTGATTTGTTTGTAATTTATGATTTCTTTACTTTCTTGCACGTGTTTTTCATTTATATCGAAACCTACGTAATTTTTATCGCAATTATGACTTCCTAATAACCTACCACTAAAACCGCTGAATGGATCGATTATAGTTGTATATTCATTCAAATATTTTTTGATAAGTGAAGTTGCTAATTCTGGTTTAAATACACTAATTTTTGGCGCAAGTTTAGTCACATTAAAACCTTGTAATATATCACTTGGTTTGCAATGTCCCATATATTTTAATCGATTCAGTGCACATTTGTAAATCAATTCTTTATCATTCCACGCTTCAATTGGTGATGGTTTATTTTTTCGATGTGCTTCATATATGCTTTTATGAAAATGCTGTATCAGTCCTAAGTCACCTTTATTTTTTAAATCTGTGTTTAAATATGGAAATTCAAGGTTGTTTTTAAATAGATTTACAAAATCTTTTGTATATTTTTCATTTACATAATTTTCGTATTCGCTATAATCAGTAATGATTTTCACGTGATTTCGCAGCATGCATTGGTGTTTTGCTTCATATAATGCATTTCGTAGTGCTATATCTTCTTCTGTGTCAGTATCATAACGATATGGACAGCACATTTTACTATTAACATCTTTGTTTTCGAAAAATTGCAAACCTTTTAGTTCTACTATATCACTGCCAATTTTAAAATCTGGTCTATAATGTTTAACTTCGTTATTGAATGTAAAATCGAATGTAATATTTGGTTGATATTCAAAGTCTATGTCATGATCTTTTAACCAAATATAATATGTTAATTCGCAAGCGCTATCGAAAGTTCTATTATCAAATGTGTATTTTCTTCTCATTTTTTTAAAGCTTTCGTTTGATAATGAAGGATGTGTAACGCCATATACATTTAACATAGTAGTCTTATATTTTGCTTCTGCTTCAGCAGTATGACCTAATTTTCCATATTCAACGCGTTGTTCATGTGTAAAAGTAGAAAGAAAATTTGTAACTCCGTATTTAGTTTGCAAAGCAGTTTCGAAAATTTGTCCTCCAAATGATCCAGGATTTTTTGTATTATACGCGCGTTCACATGTATTTTCCATTTTATTGCGTAATTCTTTTGATTCTAACGTAGTTTTTGCACCATATTTTTCGAGCATTGTGGCTTGTCTTTTATCTTTACTATAAAGTGTTCCACATTTGTTCGAACAACATAATAAATACGATGAACCTCGCCAAGAAGTAGGTTTTCCACACACTGCGCATACACCTTCATTTTTCGTTTTAATGAATTTATCGTAATGCTCTTTAAATGTAGTATGATGTGTAAATTTTAAATGGTATGCTAAGCCATTATTTCTTGTAAATGTTTTGTTACATAGATAACATTTATATGTTAATTGCATATTCTAATCTCCATTTATTTAAAGACCAATTCCCGTTGGTCTATTTTATTTATGAAGCCTGTCACTCTGCTAAAGCAGAGGACTTTCCAGCGTGGCAAGTGGTAGAACCACTTGCTATGACTGATTCCTGCTCAAGAGAACTAATGTTCTCAGTATCAACAGGCTTTGACGATTTATCGTCTCCCGACCTTCCATCGGTATCTCTACTTAAAATTCTAAGAAAAAGTAAGGTAGAGTGCGGGAACACTCTACCAACCAAGGATTAGAAACTTGGCTGTCCTTTATAAGTGATAAACACGATCGTGAATGTCACCCATTCTGCCTTGGCTCATTGCATTTGCATTACCGAGATATCCACAAATACGTCTAACTACATTCATTTTGCTTAAATCAGTGTTTCCACAGTTTTTGCATTGCCAAATGAGTTTACCATCTTTATTTACCATGTCGATAGTACCTGTTCCACCACAGCAATGGCACCATGAAAGTTCTGTGTTAATTTCAGAATACATGATTTTGTCGTACATGTACTGGATGACGGACAATACTGCTTCAATATTGTTTTCCATATTTGGAGTTTCAATGTAAGAGATTGCACCACCTGGAGACAAAGGCTGAAGTTGTGCTTCAGTGTCAATCTTCTTGAAAGCGTCAATTTCTTCAAATACAGGAACGTGATAAGAGTTAGTTATGTAGTTTCTGTCAGTAATGCCAGGAATAACACCAAATCTACGTTGTAGAGACTTAGCAAATTTTTCAGTAGTATTTTCGATTGGAGTTCCATAAACAGAATAATCGATTTTTTCTACTTGCTTCCATGCTTTGCACTTATCGTTAAGTTTCTGCATGATTTGCTTACCAAGTTCCATGCCTTCTGAATCAGTTAATGACTTATCGATAAGAACTTTAACTGTTTCATACAAGCCAGAATATCCAAGCGAAATAGTCGAATAACCATTGTAAAGAAGATTATCAATTGTTTCACCTTTCTTCAATCTTGCAAATGCACCATTCTGCCACAAGATAGGAGCAACATCAGATTTAACACCACGAAGATGTTCATGACGAAGTCTTAGTGCACGATGGCAAAGTTCCAATCTTTCTTCAAGAATTAACCAGAACTTTTCAATATCACCCTTAGCAGACAATGCAACATCTGGTAAGTTGATAGTTACAACACCTTGGTTGAAACGACCATAGTACTTAGGTAGTTTTGTCTTTGGATCTCTATAAGGAGTCAAGAAACTTCTACAACCCATGCATGGATATGCATCACCTTCTTCACCTTTCTTAGAAATCTTCTGCTGTTTCATAATCTTTTCAGAGATATAGTCAGGTACCATGCGCTGTGTTGTGCATGTAGCAGCAAGCTTTGTCAAGTACCAGTACTTACTATCTGGAGTAATGTTATCTTCTTCCAAGAAATACAAAAGTTTTGGGAATGGATTAGCATAGTATTGTCCAGATTCATTCTTAACGCCTTTTATACGCTGTTTAAGAATTTCTTCAATAACTCTTGCTAGATCTTCCTTTGCTTCTTCATTTTCTGCTTCATTTAAATACAAACATACTGAAACAAAAGGTGTTTGACCATTTGTAGTCTGCAATGTCAAAATCTGATATTGCAATGTTTGAACACCACCTTCAATATCGTCCTTTACCAAATCTTCAATTTGTTCTGCTGACAAAGTAGGATATTTCTGTTTAAAGTATTCTCTTGTTTCAGGAACGAATTTAGACAAATGAGAAACAGTAATAGTCTGTCCACCATATTGAGATGATGCGACTTGTGCAATAATTTGAGAAGCGATATTACATGCAGTTTTAAATGTGTGAGGTTTATCAATAGTATTTCCAGAAATAACTGTACCATTTTGCAACATATCGTCAAGATTGATTAAGCAACAATTATGTTCTGGCATTGCGAAATAATCCATGTCATGAAAGTGGATAATTCCGTCTTTATGCGCTTTGTATATGTCAGCTGGTAGCAAATAACGTTGTGAAAGATCCTTTGAAACTTCACCTGCCATGTAATCACGCATGGTTGATAGAATGTTAGGATTCTTATTAGCGTTTTCCTGATGAATGTCTTCATTATCACCACTTAATAGCGAAAGAACTCTATCATCAATAGTATTCTTTTTTGTATCTAATGCTTTCTGATAACGATAGACTATATACGCAGTTGCTACATCATACTTTCCTGCGGCCATAATAGCTTTTTCAACAAAATTCTGAATATCATCAGTTTGAATTGCTACAGTAGATTGTTTACATTTATCTTCGATTTGCTTAGCTATGTCTTTAATTTCACAGACACTTAAACGATCTTCTAATCTAATCATTGAGTTTGCTCTCGTAATAGCTTCGACAATATTATGTTTATTAAATGTAACTTCACTACCATTACGCTTACGAATTTTCATACATACCTCTTTATACGTCTTTTATAATAATATCAATTCAATTATAATAATTTTTGAGTAAAATTATTTATGAAGTTTATTAACTAACATAACGAATTTTAGCAGATTCACCTTCTACAGTTTTAAATTTATAATCTTTTGGATCATGGAATGGCAATTCGCTAGAATTATGCTCAAAGTAGAAATCACCATTATCGAATGATAGTAAATTGTAAGTATTATCATTGAATTGAACTCCAAACACATAATCTACATCACTACCTAAATCATCAAGATAATAGTCTGGTAAGAACTCAGTAGGTTTAATAATTTTCTTTACATTATCAAATATATGTGCATTATTTAATTTAATCAAATCACCATTTCTAAAATCGACCATCAATGGTATATCTACAAGATAATTGAAAATAAAATCTTCAAATTCACCTTTACGCTTATGTATTTGCTTTACGAATTCGATCATGTATTTGAATTCATTATTATATTCTTCAATTTTAAAATCTTTCAAAACTGCTTTATTAGAGATATTTAGTTCTTCATTACCAGAACAAGTGAGATATAAACCTGTTAAGTATGCTGTTAAAGCATAGTTAATCATATCTCTAGTAGCAATACCACTTGTAATTACAGATGGCGTATAATCATTAATAGCGTATTCGTATATATTTTTAAGAGTATTGCTTGCATATCTTTTTGCTACATCTATACTTGTAGAAAATGAGTTGTATGGCTTTTGTGTATTATCGAAATTCTTTAATATTTTAGCAGGACTATATAATGCTCTGATATCATTAGTTTCATTGTATAAATCAATAAAATAGTTAGTAGGTAATGCCAAACCTCTATACAATTTGATTTGTTTTTTAGCAAATGAACTTCTAAATAATAACATTAACTCTTTAAAGCTACGTACAGTACTATCAATTTTATTAAGAATTTCAATTATATTGATACACTCCCAAGTCTGTCGTTTTGTTAATTTTTTGAAATTGTCTGGCAATATCTTGAGCAGAGCAATTACGTATTTTTTACAACTATCATTTAACTGTTTAAAATAAAAACCTTCAGTTGCTAATTCTTCTGCAGAAAGATCGGTTCTTTTATTTTTGTCATTAACTAGTATACTACGTTTTTGCTTATATACAAAATCTATTATACCACTAACAAATGCCGTAGCAATAGTATCAACATCTTTGTTTTTAACTGACACCCAATACATAGCATTAGGTTCAGACTCTGAATTTACTGCGTGGCCAATTTTGTCTTTATTGTTACTACGTGATAAAATACTGTTTTTATTCATTTCCACGTATTTATCAAAATCTTTTTGAGTGTAGTATGATTCAATTAGTTTACTTAAAATCATAATTATCCTTTTTTAATATTTATTTATACGCAAAGAATACCCAATTCCTTCTCAGTTAATACTTTGAATGTATAACCATGACGATGACAATATTCTCTAGCAGCTTGCCATTTTTCGTTGTTACGCATAATAACTAAACAACGTTCATGCCAGCTGTTTATTCTTCGCTGAGTAGGTTTCTTTGGTGGAGGTGGCAAGATTAGATTACCATGCTCGTCTAGTCTTGCTGCTTGGCTTTCTGGTTTTATTTCTATTACCAACTTACGTATCGATCCATCTTTACTTCTAGTAACCATCACAAAATCTGTAATGTATTTGTGGGTTTTATTATCTGTCTTACTGTAGTATGGAATAGAAAGAACTTCTGACCCATATGCTAAAATGTTTTCCTGTTGGTCACAAAAATTACAAACTATACGCTCCCATGAACTTCTAAAAGTAATAGGCTTAGCGTCTGGATATTGACCATTATAGTTGAAACATTTCTCTGGATTTTTGGGCACAAAGGTACCAGAGTTATACTCTTTTGCAAATATACTCATATCACAAAGTTATGTTAAAATTATTTTTGTTCTTTTTGTTGCTGCTGATTCTGCTGTTGTTTGTTAGTTTGCTCTTTTGTTAAATCCAAATATCTAACTTTCTTGTGAGCATACAAACTTCTAGCAATATCTAACGAAATAGGAGCAACTAAAATGCCGCCTTTGAAACTAGGAGCAATGACTGTTGCTAAGAAATTACCAATCTTAGCAAATGCGTTCGAAACTGCACCTTCTTCCTGATTAAGCTTAGAACAAATGAACATTTTGCCTGTGTTAAAATCACAATATGCAAAATATGCTCTGTTATTGTGTCCATTGTTAGTATTCTTATCATCAGTTTTGTGTTTATCAATAGCTGATGTATCTTTCTGGCCACCATTTTGTTCTCTTTCTGCTTTATTTACGGCTTGACTGAAGTTTTCGTCTTCATTAAGAAAATCTAAGAATGATTCAGCGATTTGACATTCAGAATCATCAGCTAATGCTCTTTCGATTATTTTACCAAAAGTTTCAGCAATATCATTTTCATCAAAGCCTGTACTTTCAGCCAATGATTTAATACAATTATCAAACGATAAAACGCCATTCTTCTTTAATTTTGTTGATGCTATATAAGACGAAATTCCATCTAGCATTACATCAGTATATTTTGATTCAATTAACATTTGTTACCTCTTATCTTTTTGCTAATTTCTGTAAGTATTCAGTTAACTTTTCGACTGAAAGTATTTCTCTATAACCTGCTCGTGATTTGCAGAATACGCCTTGTGTTGATCGATACCAAATTTCAATCTCGCCAATAGATGGAATGAATACTGTCTGAAGACCTAAAACTTTATCTTGCTTTTTGAATGGTGTGAGTTGAGTAGCATTACTACGAAAGATATCACTAATTATTTTTGCAACTTGTTGAACATTTTCTGGAGTAATGTTAGTGCCTTCGGACTTACCTGCTGCAGGATGTGCTGCAATCCAAGCATCAACTTCTGCATCAGTATAGCAGCGTGTTTTCTTACTTGATGGATCATCTGTACTACAAACAATCAAACCATCATTTCTAAACCACAAACCTGCTTCATCACCATTATGATCTGTTTCATAAACGATTTTGCCAATATAGTGAGCACCATTTTTAAACTGCACATATTTTGCAGATGGAACTTTATCAAGAATCGAATCCTTGATTAAATCGTATGTTGCTAATTGAATCTGAAGAAGCAATGCTCTTTGATCATCTTTAACCTTCTTTTGAGTTTCTCTAACTCTCTTAGCATCTTCATCTTCATTTCTAGGTGTAAACATATCTCTATATTCAGTTAGAACTGGTAAGTCTACTGATTTTGATTCTGTGAATAAATTTAAACGCTGTAACACTTGTATAATCCTATCTACACTAAATGTACTTGCAGCTTTATTAAGCCAGTTCCATACTAAACTTTGTTCTTCATCTTTCTTATTGATTGCTTCGATAGAGACGTGACCATGATCAGCCAAAGAGTTAATTACATCTATCAAAAATCGCTTAGATGGAGAGTCTTTAAATAAAGCTATTGATGTTTCATCTAACTTTTGCATGTTATATTTATGAAAAATGCAGCCATAAATTGGCTGCATTTTATGTTTATAAGTTGTTTATATTATTCGAAAGTAATTGTATTATTATTTCTGTTAACTGTTATGTTAACTTGAATAAATTCAATTGCTTCAGCAGGAACAACTGCGATATTCACATAAACTAAGTGTGTGTCCTTAGGATCTGGAATAACCTGTACGCTCTTTGCAAGCAAACCACCGTTAGCCATAATTGTGCTCAAGAACGAATCAACTGTATTACGCATGTTGCTTCTTACAGTAGATGTGTTGTTCTTGTATAAGAATGGAATCAACATCTGTTCAAGATACTTTTCAATATAGTTGATACAACCACGAACGTTAATTCTATTCAAAGCTGATTCTTTCTTCAACGCAGTTTTCTGACACCAGATAACTTCACCAAGACCAGCACAAGATCTAGAACAGTTAATGTTAGCTGAGTAAAGCAGTCCAATTTCTGGATCAGAAAGCTTCAACAATTGACCATTACTGTAATCGATTGTGCCATTATCAATACCAGCAGGAGCTTCCCAAGGCTTACCAAGTACCCAACGTCTAGCATAAGCACAAGCTAATGCAACAGACTTAGGCAAGTATACCCAATTAGAAGTGTAACTATCGTAGTATCTATCGTAACCAGCTGTGCAAGCAACGTAAGAACCATTGCTGAATGTAAACAACTTACCTTCAGACAAGCTTCTATGACCTGTTCTTGCTGCCTTAGATGTTACCTGAATCGATGCCAAGTCAATACCACGATCAGAAGCAATTTCAGCAATCTTACGTTGCATCTGAGCGTATTTTTCCTTAGACTGGAAGGATTCGATAGGTTCAACGTTGAAGATAACATCGAACATACATTTCTGTCTGTCGGCATATAGTGATAATGCTGCAGTCTTTTCTTTGATTGTATGCTTTGTAGAATTCTTACCACCAGTTAACTGATAGATGCTGTATGTCTGTTTTGGCATTGCATACTTACCAGTAGCTGTTCTAGAATCAGAAACAGAGTTCAAAGAAATATAAATGTATTTAGACTGACCGTTGATTACGTATGGCGCATACATTGAGTTACCATTGCCGTCCTTAACAGTTGGATCGTTAGATACAAAGAAGGATTCAACAGGTTCTCTTACCAATGCATCAAGACCAGAACCCCAAACAGAAGCTTGCTGGCTCTTTGTCTTTACGTAAACGTTAATCTTGTAAACTTTCTTCCAAATTAAGTTATTTGGGTTAACTTTGTAAGTTGGATTCTTCATCCAATCATCATCAACTAAGTCTTCATCATCGAAACTGTATTTCCAATCGAATGCAGCAGGTTGATTTTCAAGAGCTGCATTTCCAGCAACTTCAGGAGTGATGATCGAAATACCAATATTATTACCGTATTCGCCAGGACCAACTGCAGCAATTACCAATTGGTTGTGCTGGTTAGACTGATAACGTTCAATATCACCGTTACCTGGTTCGTCCAAAGTCAAGATAGACTTTGTATAACCATCCTTATAGATACCAGTTGGATCAGTAAATACTTCCGAAGAAGGATAAGCAGTCAATCTCTTGATCTTTTCTGGAGCATCAGTAGTATTGTCCTTATCAAACTGCCATGGTTCATTGATAGGTTCTGGCGAGTGGATAACGTAACAAGACTTTGTAACTCTCTGTCCGTTAACTGCTAAATCTCTATCGATGTAAGTCGTGAAGATCGAATCTGTCTTGAAGATTGCATCTTTCTTGTTGCTATCGTCATCTTCAGGATTTACGCTGAATACGATCTTATCGTAAACAGTCAATGTTTGAGCGTCAAGTAACTGAACAAACTTATAGTTTGCATCAGAAACTTCAGCTGCGTCTTTACCGTAAAGATTTAATGCAATGTTCTTAAAGCGTTTTTGAGCTGTTGGTCCAAGTGCACTAATTTCACGAACAGCTAAACCTTTTTCTAGAACTTCGTTATAGAATGTACCAGCTTCAGCAGAAACATTTGTATAGAAATCATCTAATGTATCAATGTAAATGTTTTCAAGAGTGTTTACTGCAGAAGTAGTAATTAGCGCCTGATTGTATAAAGCACCAGTGATTTCTCTAAACTGTGTACCATTAACTTTTTTAGCGTTTTCAATTGCAGAAGTATAAACAATTTCGTTTGTAATTGTGCTTTCTTCTTGCCAATCAAATACAGTTGCATTTACAACGTCTGATTTGTATTCAATTACGTTTTCTTTCTGAACAAGTTTCAAAAGAGCGCTAACTGTAGTATCGCCAAGATCATCATTGTCAGCACTCAAAGTTGTTTCGAATGCGAAATCTTCTCTACCGTTAAGGATTAAGCTCTTGTTAACACTTATAACGTACTTACCACTTACGTCTCCACCTTCTGGTGTAGATTCGTTCTTATATGCAACCAACATATAAGATTCAATATTTCCCAAATCTCGTGCTGCGTTGTAATCAGCAACAGATGAGAAAACAGCCGCACTTGTTAAGTAATCATCGCCATCTCCAGTTGGCTTCTTAACAAATAACTTTTGAGTATCATTGTCTGAATCAATGATCTTGTATAAATAACCTTCTTGAGTCTTATATTTAATGTTGAATGTACCGTCATTGAAGAACGAACCATCGTCTCTAAATATATGAATTGAATCTTCTTCAGCATCAGTCTGAAGATCGCGATACATTGCAGCATAACCGTTATCGACTAAGCAGAATGCTGTATTGTACTGAGATTCTGCCGATAATGGTTGACCATCTACAGTGTTCCAACCTTCTTCAGACAAGTTTGCGAACTCGAAAGCACCTTTCATAGGATCTAACAACTTAATCTGTGGTTCGCCTTCCTTATCTACATAGTTGAATTGCTGTAACAATTGAGTTACTTTACAATCCTTAGCTGCAGCGTCATCGTATGGGAACTGAATGAAACCATAAGCTTCATCACCCATAGTTGCACGAACAGCATAAAGTTGTGGAGAACTTGCCAAGAATTGGTCTGCTGCAAAGTGACCATAATGTTCAGATGTTTCTTGATCACCAAACTGTTCATGGAATTTCTTTCTAGAAGTACTTAAAATTCTCTGGTTTACATAACCTTGGTTAGCATCCATTACAATAGCACCAACACCATCAACGATTTGGGTATTTGCAACGGTAGAATTATCTATTTCGCTAAAGCCAATACCAGGATAGTTCCAAGCTACTGAGCCTGCCATAATTAACCTCTTAATGTTTAATACGCAATAATAATTTCACTCACTCACGATATAGTAATATTTATATTTATGATTAGAAAATGTAAATTTCTATATAAAGAAAACTCAGTTATTAAATAACTGAGTTTGTTAATAAAATGTTAATAATTTGTTAATTAAAATAGCTTAGGAATAAAGAATTCTTGATCCATTTCAATGATAGGAGATAACTTAGCTCCGCATTCTGGACAAACAAAATCTGCAGTTCTATCACATGTGAATGTATACTTATCGAGCGTATTGATAATGAAACAGAATGTCATAGCGTCTACACTTTGAACATAGTTATATGCATCCCACAAAGTTAGTTTCTTACCATTGATAGTTTTAATATAGCTAGCTAACAACATAAACTGATCATCGATAGGTTCGATATTAGCAGGATTGTTCTTCAAACGAACAATTGCATTTTCAGTACCAATTGTTGGGAATGTGAATTCGACCATGTCTTCATTAGGCATCTTCAACTGCTTTGAAGGCAAATGATTGTTGTAATGTTCTATATTCAACTTCTCAAATGTAAATTCGTGTAGAGACTGTGCACCACATTCTGGACAAGTACATTTGATTTGAATTGGGCGATTCTTATAAGTGATATTTCTGATGTAATAAATAAACCAAAGCTTATCGTTAGTGAGAATATCAGTTATTTCAACGCCTTGAACACGCTTGGACAAAATTTTGTAAAGAACCTGATTTACACTTCCTTCAATGTTAGTTAAATCTTTCAAATCCATACCAGTGAAAGGTGTAACGTAAATATCATTCTGATAGAACACCCCATTAGATGGCAGCATAGATTTATCTAACAAGATTCCATCATGTTTCTTTACAGTTTGTAATGAAGGATTGTTAATAATATCTTGTGGAGTAAGATTTTTGTCGTCTTTAATTTCTCTCATAATAACCTCAATATAATATTTATTATCTTTAGTTTATAACATATTTTTTTATCTGACGATATAAAATATAAATAAAAATTTTGAACTGAGAAAGTTGCAGTTTTATGGCTCGCTAATCCATTCAGGATCTACACCAGACAGTTCAAAGTCTGCATGTAGCATTGTATGATTTCTAAACCATTCGTCAGTGTAATGTGTTCTATCAATTGGTGCATTGACTGAATAACCTATATATGCGTTAAATTTTTGACAATTACCAGTAAGCGTAACAGTTTCTGTATTTTTTGTTAATGCAGTAATTACAGTAGCAGTTGTACAATCTGGGTCATTAATTTCACGCAAATCAAGTTTCAAATGTTCAGATTCTAATGCACTTGTGCTAAAATCATCTGTTTTAACTAAATATGCAGAAGTAATTGGTTTTACGCCAATACATTTTCCTTGTTCTGCGTATAAATCAGTTAATGTTTGTGGAACAAATGTTCTATATTCAGCTACATACAATGGATGTCCACTAACAGAAGCCAATTTCGAAGTATCGCGAATACCATTAGAAATCAATCTATTAGCTGAGATGAAATCGTTATAACTATCTGAATCTGCAACAAAACCAGTCAATACATTAGTACGACCTGAATCAGGAATAAGTGAAGATACTGAACCAAAGTAATCGTTAAATACATTGTCGTAGTCAAATTCTTGTCCATCATTAACAGGACGCCATTTATATAAGTCCGCGACGTAAACACTTGGCGCATTGTTGATGTCCAAAATTACAGGATACATGTTAGCGTCTTTAGCGTTTTCATCATCGTAAAATAAAACATACAAATTACCACACATAACGTCTGATATTGGTACGATTACTGAAAATGAAACGTATTTATCTGCTGCAAAATATGCAGCATCATAACCGATATTAGTACCTTCAATGAAACCAAATACTGCTTTATCTTCGCTCGGATGTTGTGCGTCGTATGGCATATTGAATTTTATCAACTTATATGTGTCCATTGTAAAACGATCTGTAACATACACATCGGCGTAATTATAATAGCTATCTACTTGAGCATATACTGATAGTTTTGTATACATGTGCGGATAATACACTGCGGGTGTAATAGACTGATCTGCTAATTCATTACTACTTTCTTTTGCGTATATTACGTAATTAGGTTTATCACCTTTTTGTCTTGTAGTTCTTAATATTTCTGTTGTTTTACTGAAAGTAGCCATTATTATCTTCCGTATGTGTAATTCAACATTACTCTCACGACTGAAATTTCGTTAGGTAATGTATAGTTTACAATATTGTTGTTATCGTCTAAGATAGAATCTTCAATAATGTACTTTACGCACATATAAATGTCAGTGTAAGCACTCTTTTCTAACGCTGTATTTTCATCTGCATCACAAACAATAAAGTTGAATGATTTTTCATTTAAAGCGTTTAATGAATATTTGTTCGTTTGTCTTGTTTGTTCTACAATTCTTTCGCTAATTTTATTACCACTAACTGCATAAGTTTCAGCAGTGTAAGGTCTGACAACTGGAGTTTGAGTAGTACCATGCGTATATTCTGCTTGATAGTTTGCTGCTATATAACTATCTAAAGCTGTCTTACCTGCACCTGCGCTAGGAGTACCTTTCCAGAATTGATTTACTACGTTGTTAATTCCAATCCAAATACCTTTATTTTGTGTAGTTACATTTGCAAATAAGTCAGAATAATCACCATCATTCAAAATAATTTGAATACGTCCATCTGATAATTCTGTAACTTCTTTTACTGTAACTTTGCTAGAATTTTTCAAATCTGAGTCTGTAGCATCTTCATCTTCAACACACATACTAACAGTCAATGCAGAACGAATGTATGCTTCGCTCATTAGAATATCTGGACGAACACCATTTGCGACTTTAGTATTGTCACTAGTGCGCTTAATAACGATTACGTTATCAGTGTAACCATTGATGCTAGTAATGTAAGTTCCTTCGTTAGTTGCGCCTTCTTTAACATTACCAAAGAAGAAATAGTTTGCAGTGTCTTTAGTAATAGTAGAAGGTGTCAAATCTACACTGACATTTCGAGTTGATTTGTTATCATAAATCAACTTAATCAAGTCACTCTTGTAAATCTTGTTGTTAAAGCTTTGTCTATCAACTAACCATTTGTAAATCTTACTTTCAATTTCGCTTTGATAATCAGCTACGTTAGTAGTTCTATCAATTTCGACAGTACCAACTAAATCGAAGTATTGAACGATAGGTGGAATACTAATTGGCATTACACCAAATGGCAATTTTTCTTCAATATCGTTGTAAATACTTACTGTATTCAAATGGAACGGATCGTTCTTGTCATTTGCTTGTCCATACGCAATAGCTTGCAAACGGTTATTAGTACTTCTAACACATTCAGATAAATCGCTAATATGAGCCAAATAGTCTTCTGTGTTATTGTACAAAGTTGTACCACCAACGACATAATCTTCGTTAGTAGCAGTATACAATTCTTTCACTTTATATCTGTCATTTCCTAAACTTTCATACAAATCACCGATTACAGTGTAGAAAATTGCATCTTTTGCATTATTACATTCGTTTGTGAATTGATCACTATAATTTGAAGAATAGTTAGTTCTATTCTTAAGCTTAGTAGTTGTCCAAGCAATAGCATTCTTAGCAGCAATTGGTTTTGACATAGATGCAAAGTAAGCATTGAAATCTTTTTCGTTTACCAATTGACCTCTTGATGCAAACCAAACTGCTGCATTGATTTTCATTCTTGCTAATGATTCAAAATCATCGCCATTTGAGATGTTAGTTGTTAATACGAATGAGACATTCTTAGTCAAATCATATAGCTTACCAGGCGCATGTGCCATAATCTTGCTTGAGTTATCAAGCACACTTCCAACTACATCTGGTGTATTTGCTGCATAACCATCAGTTTCTACATACTGAACATAAAGAATTTCATCACCATTGTTGAAACCGTTGTTTACGATTGAACCATCACCAAATGTGATTCTAACGGTCTTATCTTGGTTAGTTTCTACTCTACATACATTCAATTTCTTTGTGTTACCAACAATAGCATTTGCCGCTTTAACTTTTGAATTGCAATAAACGTTTTCAATTTCGATATCACAAAGCTTTTCAGGACTGAAAGCGTCAGTCTTATTCAAACCGATACCGATCTTACACCAACCATCAGCAGGTACATACTTGTTTTCGTTATATGCGAATGGGTCACGCTTACCATACCAGTTTGAGAACTTAATGTTATTAATATCATAACACTGATAAGAGTTACCGATACATTCTGCATTAGCAACTGCATAAATTTCTTCAGTTACAATAGAGCATTGAACAATTCTGATTCTGTCTAATGCGTTAGCGTGTTGTGCCAATGGAATGAAACCATCTACTGCATCGTGTGGAATAGAATATGAAATTGTTTTTTGCCAGTTAGGGTTATCCACACCAGTAGCAATATCGTTAGCATCTAACGTATAAGAATAACAATGGTCTAAGCGATATTGTTTGTTGTTAAATGATAGTTTCAACGATTCGTTGTTGAACCAAATAGTATCACCAATTGCTGCAGTTTTTGGAAGTGGTCCAGTCAATTTAACTGCAATTTCAGCTGTAGCAGGAATTGCACGTCTTGGATTATATCCCAAATTCTTTGAAAGCTTGATACCACTTGAATCAAGTTTAGCTGAGTCGAAGAACATTTCTTCTGCAGTTCTACCAAGATAGAAATGAAGCATATCGAACGTACCAGACATCATTTCCATGTAAATCTGATAGATTGCTGCTGCACTTAAGTTTTTAAAACGTGGATCAGATAGCAATCTGTTTCTAAACTGATCTAGCAATTGTTCATGTGTAACTTTTGTATAATCTAAATTCATATAAATACCTTAACAAATATATTTATGAGATATCTATGATATGCGCGATACTGAGAACATTGGTTCTCTTGAGCATAAAGATTCCACACTTTAGAGTGGAGTTAGTTCACAAAATTACGACATATTCGGCATTATTTCCAAAATGTGATCTATTGCTAATTTCTTCTACAATTTTGTCTTTGTACTTTTCAGTTTTGTCGACTACGAATATATAGCGTTTACATTTAAAACGTTTTAAGCATTCGTCAATCCATTCATCACAGCTTAAATTAGTTTCAGTATCATTCCATATTTCTTTTAAATTATATGGGCTGCACGTGAATAAACAATCGTACGTACCAATGCTTTTAAATATGTCATTTTGTATAACAGTAGCATTTAAATCAAATTTCTTAATGATTTCATTACTTTCTTTAACGTGTGTTTCATTAATATCTTGACCTACATATCGTTTTCCACATGCGCAAGCACCTAACATTCGACCGCTAAATCCGCTAAATGGATCAAAAATTTCAGCATATTCTGCTGCATATTTTTGTAATATGTGTTTTGCAAAAATTGGATTAAACACAGATACAGTTTTTGCTATATTTGATATGTTAAATCCTCGCGCTATTTGTTGACTAGATAGATTACTTTTGTAGATAATTCTATTACGTACAGATTTTTCGATTAAATCACGATTTTTCCAGCATTCGACTGGAGATAACATATTAGCTTTATGCGCATGCCAAATTGATTTGTGATATTCATGTATAATACTCATACCAACAAAAGAATTTTTATTATATGTAAACGTCTGTAAATGCTCAAAATCTTTTAGTAAACGCTTGTCTGAATACTTAGGATATGGAAATTCTGTTGGCATACTATCTATTATTGATTTCACCCATTGTTCATAATCAACGTCGTATATTTTTAAAATTTCTTTAAAACACTCTTCTAGTTTAGTTTCGTCGCAGACTATGAATTTAACACCTTCTGGTACTTTACTAAATCTTTCGTGATCTTTATCGCCTCTTGATTTTTTGCCATTACAGTCTTCTAATAGTCCATGAAAATATATTCCATCTATTTCGATTAACATATTTAATTGTTCATTTTTAAATATAGCAAAATCAAAACGTTTTCTATTCACAACATAATTATGCTGAAATTCTAATTTTCTGTTTGTTAGAAATTCTAATAATTTCTTTTCAGTCTTTGGCATAACATTACTAGCGTGTGTACTTGGTAATTGTAATATATTTTTTACACCAAATCGCGTTAATGTAGTATTTTCACGTTTTATTCGCGTTTCTGGTGATTCATAATTGCCGTTATTTCGTTCATATTTTGTTTGTACAGCTTTAATGTATTTTTCTGGATTTTTGTTTGCTTCATGTATAGCTTTTAATTGTTTATCTGAACACCATGCACCATCATTATTTGCTAATCTTGTAGATTTTACTTTTTCTACAACAGCTGGATTATGCATGCAATTATCGTTATGCAGAGCTTTTTCTCGTATTTCTTTACTAGCAAAGCCAATTCCACCATATTTTTCTATTTGTGTTTGTCTAATTTGTTCAATAATTTCTGGATTTTTAAATACATGATTATATCCAGTTTTTGCTTTGTAATGTTCACGATATGTTTGTTGCATGTCTGGATCAGACATTTGACATTTTGCGTCACAATATGTTGCAAAGCCAGCAATTGGTCCAAAAAACGTCGTTGGTTTACCACAAGTTTTACAAAAACCTTGTGATTCTGATGTTCTTACATAAGTATTAAAATAATCTAATTGTGAAATTTCGGGATGATGTTTTACGAGATGTTTATTAAAATATTTTACTTCTTTTTTACAAATTTCACAATAAGTAATAGTAACTTTTCTGCCAACTGTTGACATATATACCTCATTTATTTAACGACGAATTACCGTTCGTCAAGCTATTTATAAAAAGTTAGGCAAGTTTCGGTAAAAACTTGCCAAATAGCGGTATAAACTATCTGTCCTTTTTTATAAAAATATAATAAAATTTAGCCTACAAAAAAGTAGCCATTTGGCGATTCTTTATCGATTCTTTCAATACACCAGTCATATTCGGTTACAAAGTTAGAATACATTTGAGTAGCATTCAAAGTACCACCACCTGCTAATGTCAAATTATATTTACTCAATACATTTGCCCAAACTTTACCAGCAGCAGCAACAACCATTCGTCTATAAATTGGATTGTTGAAGATCTTTGCTGCGTTCTGACGTCTATATACCCACATTAAGCCAATAACGTCATGTTTTGGTGTAGGCCATACAGAAAGTTCATGGTCAAGATTATTATAACGAACTTGGAAAGCAGGACCAAAGTCATTCTTCAATTCTTTTAACCAACAAAGTGTAGCATTCCAAGAACCTAGAATGTCACCATAAGAACTGTTATTACCCCAGCATGAACCAGCAAACTGCCAACCGTTTAGGCTGTTCATTTCATTGTAAAGTAAGTTATGCGATACAGTGAACAAATCGTTAATACCAGAAGCAAGCCAAGATGTTAATTCGAAAGTTACTACTTGTTCAAGTTCTTGACAAATCTTGTAGTGAGTAATGCCTTTCTTCAATTCCATCATTAAGTAGTCTTTATAAGAACCAACGTCCATATAATAACGTTGAACATAACGTACTGTATCAAGAATTACGTTATTCAATTGTTCTTC